GTAAAACTCCATGACACTTGAAAAAGTCTTTTCAGACAATTCCAAGGGTGTATAGCTCAAAAAGCTAGCATCTGAGGGATTGCCCCGCAAGCACCATTAAGTACTTGTGCGTCGTCTTAAGGAGAAGCTCCCGAGTATGTACTATCTCTACTCGAAAGAGTTCGGTAGTGACCTACGGCTCACACAACCTAGAAATAGGAGGGTAAAACCGAGATACCTGACATACTATGCCGGTAGTAGCTTAGTTACGCAACTAGACTGATATTAAGTTTAGCTTGAGTGATTCCGAGACCGCGAGCGGTGACCCGTTAACCTCTTGATAACTGTAAATTCAGTTAGGGACGTAACCCTCTCAAGGCCCGAGTTTCTACTCGAGTTCGACCTGGTGTCAGCCATAGGCATGACATAAGTGTACGCCTTAATCTTATGAAAGGGGAAGAGTTTCCCAATCCTAAGAGACGGACACGAGTTCAGGTCCTGAGGAGGTCGCTACTTTTAGGTCACTAGGAAGATTCCGTCAGGAAACTGATGGATGGCCCGGTATAACCGGGGGTCCGAAATTCGCTCTCAGTGATGGGAGCGAGGGGGTGATCTGGAAGCTGTGATAATCCGATGACAACCTGATCGGTGAACAATTCGCCGAAGCCTACTTAGGCTGGCTGCGGCCCTCGAAAGAGGAAACCGAAGTCCAAGGAATTGTACCAAACTTGCTACTACATGAGATGAAGAACTTACAACGTAAGTCCCCAACTCTTATGCGTTTAGCTAAGGATGTAACAACCCTTGGTGCCATGGTCTCTGTAAAACGAGGCCTACCAATGGTGAACCATCTCATCCGAGTGGTTCATGCATTGGGCATGGGCGTAAACCGTTCTGTTGTCAAAGTGATCATCACCTACCTTGCTCGTCTGTACCGCTTACAGAAACGTAACGGCCTTCCTTTCTTGGTGAAAACCTTGAAGGGAATGAACGTTGCGTTAATGCAAAGTACAGGTGGGCAACGCCTACAGAACCTGAACCCGTTAGGGCTACGGTTCTCCAGAACGTCGCGTGGTCTCCCTAGGATAATCCCTGTGCTACATCGTAGACGGATCGTTGCGGGTGACCTCTGGACGCTGCGCCTGTGGACCACGTTATTCGGGTTATACCGAGTAATTGAAGTCCCAGGCCAGCTAAAGGTGTCAACCATCACCGACGAGTCTACAATGAACCAGCTGCTACTTCCCGAATTTAGTCAATTCGTTAGTAAGCAACTCTTCCCAAGCCTGTCTCGGCTCGTTGGAAAACGAGTCGGGATTATGCGAGGTTGGAGTGCTGGGGCACTTGGATTCCTAGCGAGTCTTAAAGCAAGACCTTTCCTGATCAGTAAGTCAGGTCCCCACGTGCGGAAGGATCGGGGTAGCCCGGCCAGAGGGCCGGTAACTATTCTGTCAACTTCGCCCGCAGGGATCTTCGCTGCAGCGGTCGTATGGTCCTCTAGTCCTCTTATGCCTTTCCTAACGGATTGGTGTAAGATGACCAAGAACATATGGCTACTAAATCGGATTGAACTTTGGGCTAACCCGAAGACCTCATCTGCGATCGACTTCACCACTCATGG